TCCAGACTACGCTGGCTTAATTTAAAATTACTCATATCATTTCCTTTTAAAAAAGGCTTGCGCCCCTCTCACACCAAAACTGGCTGAAATTGCAATTCCAAGGCTGTAAAAATACCAGTCGGGAGCTTTCGAAAGCTGCGCAAACCCACGGTCAACCCAACCTTCTGCGCCCGGAATCCAACATAAAATCAAAGGGATAGACAAAATCACCACGAACCATTCGTCCTTCCAACTAGACTTGGCACCTTCTGCCATGATGCGTTCCCAGTCTGCCACACTTGTCTTTTCAGACAACAATATCTGAGCTTTTGCTTTTGCCTCAGTTAGCTTTAGCTCCGCAGCGGCAGCGTTCTTATCAGCCTTGCCCTGTAGCCACGATCCCGCAAGATTGGCTATCGGTCCTAAAAAGGATTGTATCATCACTCACCCTTCATCCATTCAATCATAAGCACCAAAATTAACGCGCACGTTACGGTGCCTAAAAAGGATTGTAAAAATATCTGAGTCACTTTTCGCTACCTAACCAAACAGCAAACGCGCCAGTCATGGCCCCAGAGCAGACGCTGATCATTGCGGATTGCTGCGTTGACAAGTCTTCAAGACTCATTCCCCACTCAATTACGCGAATATACATGATTGTCATAACCAGCATCATAAGACGCGGCATAATCTTCCAAGCCAGTAATTTTTCCATGTCAAACCTCTATGTTTAACTTCGTTCCCTGCGGACGATCCGCATTAGTCTTGCGCCCAAACCTATCATAACTTTCTTGTAAGTCCAATCGTTGCTTTACAAGAGCCTCTAAATGGTTGTGGTTGGCCCTGTGTTCTTTCTCCACACGTTGCTCTACCAAATGCGTTTCTATGCGCTCACGCGTTCTGGTTTGCTCATGTATGTCAGAACCGACATTAAAGGGCATGTGCTGGCTTGCGCCTTGAATACCATCAGCCATTTTACCACCATCCTGCGCCTAAACCAGTCAGCCATGTGCCGCCGACTAAAATAGCCGCCAACATAGAAAACAGTAATATCAACAGAAGAGTTTCAAAGAATGCCGCCTTGCGCTCTTGCTGTCGATACAGAGTTTCCTCCCGCTCCTTTTTTATCTTACGCCGTAGCTCCACCATCTCGCGCCATGTGCCATAGCCAAAACGATTGTTCAGCATTTGCTGCAAGTCTTTTTCCTGCTCTGCCAGCTTCTTTTGATGAATAATAATCTGTAAGGCTTCTTGCTCTACTGATCCAGAAGCAAACAGTTTAGTGAAAATTGGCGGGTTCTTGCGTTGTTGCTCTGCCCTGCCAAGATCCGCAGCAAAACCATACCACTTGCTAAGCTGACCAGCCACATCTTCTAGTTCCCGGCCCGCGTAAACCATTTTACGAACAAGATTAAATGCCTGAGTAGCCCCCGCAATAGCTGTTACCGGATCTATCATACCTTCTCACCCACCTTGGCTACAGGAAGACACCGAAAGTCATACGGTATCCGTATTATTCTCGGGTAATGATAGTAAAAATACGAAACGTCTCTAGGACAACGATACACACACGCCTTGTACATATCGCCGCCATGCATCCCTACCAGCACAGCGGTGAGAGCGCACAACACTAGAACTCTCCAACAAACCTCTGTGGTCGGGCTATCGGACTAAACCGCCTGTTCACCATACCGCCAGAAGAATATTTACTTTTACCCGCTTTGCTTAAAGCAATAGCAACCGCTTGATTTTGCGGTTTTCCAGCAGCCATTTCTGTCTTGATGTTCTGGCTGATAACACCTTTTGATTTGCCTTCTTTAAGAGGCATCAGGTCCTCCGTAACATGGCTTCTCGCTGCACATCGATGCGCTCTTGGTTTACAGCATTGCGATTGTCCGCAACCTCTTCCTGTAAATCCAGTCTAGCCGCATCCGTAACAGCACGTTGCTCCAATCGAGCCCCCTCAAGTTCAAGATTCGCTTGATCCATCGCGGCCTTGTGTTGAGCTTCCATCTGCTTAATCGAAAGCTCCTGCATCCGTATCTTAACCAGCGGATCTTCTTGATCACCCTCTGGTGAATACGAAAGTTTAAGCATTAGATCCTTAATCATCTCTTCTTCAACCTGAGCCACACGAGATTCAATCTGCTCAGGCGTAAACTGCGTAGGACCTTGCTGTTGTAACGCCGCCATCTGCTGCTGGGCAACCATAGGATCTACCGCTCCCGCTTGCGCCATTAACTGCAACTGCTGCATTTGCTGCTGCGGCTGCACACTAATCTGTTCCAATTCTTTATCCACCTGTTCACGAGCCTTAAAGCTAACGTGCTGCAACGTATGGGTAAACAATGCGGACAATACAGGTGGCGCATTCTGCAACATCGGGATCTCCAACAATGCAATATGTGCCGTCAAATGCGCGTCATGATCCTGCTGCGCAAACGCCTGCGGAACCTGCCCACCAATCAACAACCCATTTTCTATCGCAGGATCTTGCGGCTGCGGAGGTGGCGGTGGCGGTGGCAAGATCTCGTCTATATTCTGCACCTCTAATGCTTGATACATCCTTCTATACGCCGCATGAAGGTTGTGCATCTGAGGGTTAGATTGCGCTAGCTGAAGTTGGGTCTGAGCCAGCGTTACCCTCTGAGACATAGAGAAAATGTTCGGATCAGAAACGGGGAGAACGTCGATCCTAGCATCAAAGTCTTGCATCTTAACCTGTTGTGGCGCACCCGCTACTTCGTAAGGGTACATCGGAGGAAGGTTTTCCGCAAAGATACGCGCCAACAAACGGAACTCCGTCTTCTGGGCGTAGTGCATACGTTTGTGAATCGCAGACATAACCTTCATGCCACGCTCCAACATGGCAACCGTAGTCCCCACTGGCGTTTCCTGATTCATGTCCGACATCTGCTGATCAGCTAAAGCAACAAACCTACGTCCGTCGTTAACCAATCCACCCAACAACTGAGCCAATGTCGCAGAAGGCTCTTTGTACGGCAACGGAACAATAGCGTCCCTGATGCTGCCTCCGGGCGCGTCAATGTCCCTAAACTCTCCGGGCTGTAATGGCTCATCAGAGTTGCGTACACGCACTCCACGGGCCTTAAATCCAGCAGGAAGGTTGGCTAACGTCCCAGCGTCTATCAACTGACGCAACAGGCTCGTCGCAGCGCGGCCCAAACCGCCAATCATGTGCACCAAACCAAAGCCGTAGAACCCCAATCCCGGCATAAACTTATAATGCACAAAATACTGGCGCTTGCGCTTCAACGGATCCGTCATGTCGTAGTTACGACGAATCGCTAAAACCTTGCCCGAAGACTCGTCAATCGTAACAACATAAGGAAGACGAATACCCGTGGGCTCGCCAGTCTCAGGATCTAAATCCTCAAACCGCTCCAGATCTAACTCAACGTGCATCTCCAAGATCGTCAGAACATCATCGCTGTAGTTCTTAGATATCCCCTCAAGCTCGTTAACCTTCTGCTTAACAGGGTCCTCTTCCGTATCCGAAGACGTTTGCAAATCTACATCACGATAAACCTGAGCAACCTGCATCTTACGAACGTCATTCTCATCCATTCGCAATACATGCGTAACTCGCGTCGATGTCGCCAAATCAGAAGCAGAATACGGAACAACCAAATCCTGCGCAGGAATAAACTTCGAAACAGCCCGCTGCCGAGTTTGATCAAAATATACCTTCTTAAATGTCGAACCGCTCAAGGGTAAATAAAACAACATCTGATCCATGTCCGGATCATATTCTTCCATAACCTCAGTAATCTGATAGTTCATGAAGTCTTTTACACGGTTAGCCTGCTCTTCTCGCTCCGCGTTCTGCAATCCCAAAACATTTGTGCGAACCGGACCACCCGCTGGCAACAACTCCTTATACGCCTGAGCTTGAAACTGCGTAACACTCTCGCTAATCATCGGATGCGTAATACCACTCGCACCCTCAAACGGAGTCGTGCGCTCCTCAGTCTTCAAACCAAGCAGATCAAGACCCTTAACATACGTCTCTTCCCACTCGTCACGAGAATCCAAATCCTCGTTATACGAAGCCCGCAACTCAGAAGATAACTCCCCCAACGTGCCCTCGTCCAAAACCTCCGCTAAATTAGCGTCAAAAGGTATAGCCTCGTCAGGGATCTCCATCTCCCCCTCACGAATAGCCTGCACAATCGCGCCGCCCTCGCCATCCTCAATAATCTCCGCACCATCCGGAAACTCCATCGGTACATCAATAGGTATCTCTACGTCTGGAAGTCCCGCTGTGTCATCGAGGTCCAACCCCGGCACAACCATGTTAGGTGGTAAAGCCATTA